TCAGTCCGCCAATTCAAACCGATACTTCTGGGAGACATCCGGATATTTATCCCTATCAACCTCAGATGCAAACATATCTAAAGGTCGCACATAAATTTCCCCTTCGCCATACAAAGCCTGATACACAACACATTCTTCGCCTGTTTCGGTATGCTCCGCCAGTGCAAGCACTTTATAATTATTTCCCTTGAAATGTCTGTACTTCCTGCCAACTAATATCTCTCTCATTCTAAAATGTCCCTCCTCTGATTTGTTCTATTATACCATTTTGTTAGCTTCAACAAAATAATAAATGCGCATCTCCCATCCAACTTATCATAAATCCCATTTTCTGATAAGTTACCCCTCCAAATCCCCCTTAACTTTCAAGATTCTATCATTTTATGATAACTATACTTTACATTTTAAAAAATGAGAAGCAGAACACCCGATACCTTGCTAGCAAAAATATCAGATGCGCCGCTCCCTACAAAACCTTTCGGTTTTCAATCCAACTTATCACAAATCATCGTTTTCTGGTAACTTCCTATCCGATAATCTGCAATTCGTACTGCACTGCACACATGTGTTCAATCCTGCACCCTCTAGCTTTTTCCCAGTCCTTTGCAAAATATACAAGGTCGGCTGTCGAAAGCAATTCCAGACTTTTACCCAAAAACCAAAGCGGTCTTGCGCCTACGGGCGCACTCTGGAAGAAGGAATCAATCAGTTGCACTTCTTCCTGCATCCCATTTTCTTTCAGATACTTTTCAGCCTCTCTGACCGCCTGTTCTCTCTCCCTCAAAATTTCTTCGTCCGTTTTGCCCTTCATGGGCTGAGAAATAAATAATTTTTTCATATCGCTTCATCCTTTCTTGTTGTATCTCTCCATCAACGCCATAGTCCGCAGCATGTCATCACTCAAATGCAGTGCTTTTGTGTCCCCAAAGCATCCCTTCTGAATCATGTCCTTTACCAATGGCTGCGCCCATTTCGGCACATCCTTCATTTCTTCATAATATTTCACTTCGTCCACTATCCTTTCCTTAAACGCCTTCCACGCCTTCTCATCACTGACAAACGGCGCAGGGCAGTTTTTCCCTGTAACATCAAAATGTCTGATGATGTTATCCACAGAAATGTTATATTTTTTCAACAGCACCCTGCATAAATCGGCTGCATTGTCCAGTGTTTCCTCCGAGAAATCAAATTTCCCGTTCTTTCTGGTGTCGCAAAGCTCTACGTTGATACTGTTCTCGTTTGTGCATTTGCCGTAGAATCTTCCGCCGCCCGTCTTGCCGCAGGAAGGATATTTCCTCCCGCCGACGGAATATGCAGCAAAATCATCCGGCACACTCTGTATAATGCCGTTGTCGTCCACAAAGTAATGTGCCGATGCCTCCACAATATGCGTCTTGAAATAATTCGCATTTCCCTTTGCGCTGTCTCCGTCATTTCCGGTGTAGTGAATCACCAGATATTTTATATCCTTCGTCTTTCTCCTGTTGCCGTAATTTTTCCTTGCGGCAATGTCCACCTTAATCTGAACCATTTGCCGCACCTTCTCCCGCCTTAACCATCTGGTAGATTGTCTTGTTCTTATTCAGCATTTCCCGCATGTCAATCAATGCCTTGTCCACCCAATAGGAAAAGGTCGCAAAGGAAATCCTTTTCGCAACCGCAGGAAAGCGTTGCAAAAACAAATCGTACACATACCGCAGCTTCAACTGCCCTGTGCCGCTTCCCAACTCCTTCTCTGCCTCTGTCACTGCCAAAAGCAACCATTCCTTTACCTTCTTCCGCTGCTCCGCAGAAGGCATTGCAAGAAATCTTGCCACTGCTGCCGCTGCCAGTGTAGCCATTGCCAAAGCTGCAATAAATAAATACCAATTTCCCATTAAAAATGTTGCATCCTTCATTCCGTGTCTCCTTCCTCTCTCATTGCACTTTCGTAAACTATCCCGCCGCTGGTGTTCTCCTTCACGCTTTTCATCGTGTATCCCGTCTTGCTCACACCCCACGCCGCCCAAGGTAGGCTCACCATAGCACTCAGCCATGGAAACGCCGCATCAAAGCTGTTGTGTACGCAGTAAAACGCCAACCCCAGAACCCCTATCGTGTTGATCCAGAGCAGCTGCATTTCCTGCTTCATAATCACCTTGGAAAATTCCAGCTCCTTGGGATCTGCTCTTGCTTTTCTCTTTTTCATGTCGTCCTCCCTTTTTATAAAAAATCGTTGTCCGCCTGACATTTTCTGTAAAGCCCTTCAATGTAAGCATAGTCCGCTTCAATCTGCCCATTCTTCATGCCGTAAAGCGAAAGAATCTTGTGATACTTGTCGTTCTGCGAAATGATGTGGCTAAATTCATCCTTCGTGTGCCGCTTCCCATTTCGACAGGTGTTCGCAAATTCAAGAATCTCCCAGCGGATACGGTCAATCTCGTTTTCGTCAATCTTCTTTTCCACCGCGTCCAGCCTGCTGTTCATCGGCTCAAACATCCGCTTCCCAATCCATTTCAGCAAAAAGGAAATCGGATTGATTTTGATTTTCGATACCTCGAAAAATATAGAACCAACCGCAATCATAATCGCAACATATCCTGCCGTCTGCCCCATGCTTTCTCCCTCCTCCCGTTTTCCCTATTATAAGAAAAAGGAGGATGCTCTGCACCCTCCCTAAATCCGTCAGCCTTCCAGCGTCTCAGGCTTGCCGCCTAGCCGCAGAAATTCTGTTTTCGCTCTCTGCGCCTTCTGGTAATTGCCTTCCGCCTTCGCCGCCTGATATGCCTTCTTCAAACGGCTTTTCATGCTGCTTTTGATGTTTCCTTCTTCCTTTCCGCTTGCCTCCATCCTGTCCCACATCTGGCTGTAGTCATTCGTGTTCCCGCTCATGTAGGCGTTAAACATCATTTCATACCCCGCAGGGTCTTTGTCCGGCTCATTGTCCCAGTAATCGTTTGTAATGGGTTCAAAGGTTTCCTCCTCGTCGTCTCCTCCCTTCATTTTCTTGTAAACGCTTTCAATCACCTTCACCGCGTAGCCCTTGCCGTAGCCCTTCGCCGTCAGGCTGTCTATGGCGTTCATGTATCCGTTGTAGTCGCCCGCTGCGTAAGCCTCTGCGCCTTCCGTTGTTTCCGGTTCTTCTTTCAGCAGCTTCTTTTCCTTACTTTCCAGCTTATTGTCAATCTTTTCATTGCTTACGCCTGCCGTAATCATTTCGTTGTAGATTCTGGTTGCAAGGTCGTCATTTCCGCTGAATTTTGCTTTCAGCATTCGCTCCGCATAGTAGGAGGCGTTCTTTTCCGAACCGACATCCTTACTCAGCTTTTTATAATTGAATTTCATTTCATCGTCCCCTATAATATGAAGCACTACCCAGTTTGTCAGAGCCTTCAAATCTCTTTCCGCGCTGCCAATGGGAACCCCTGTCATTTTGGAAATTGCCCCTGTGGTGTTCAGCAGCAGGGATGCCAGAGTATATTCACTTTCTCCCGCCGCGAACTGTTCCCATCGTTTGATGTTCTTCATGATATCGTTCAGCCAGTCAAAGTCCGTTCTGTTGATATCGTATCCCTGCAATAAGCTCCATCCGTCCCGCAGATAAGGAATCATCCCCATCGGGTTCAGGTTGTCAGCAATGTTGTTGCTCAGCACCGCCATTATGTAGTCCTTCGGCGTTTCCGCTTTGCTGTAGTCCCCTACAACTGCCTTTTTCCATTTCTCAAGGAAGGTATCGTCGTCGTCATCGTCACGCATTGCGTCTACCAACCCTGCCGCGCATGCCGTCGCTACACTGGATGCAATGATTGTCATGTAGCATCTGGCAAATTTCCTTCGGTTCTCCGGTGTATTGTTCCGCACCAGCTCCACCAGTGCATTGCTTGCCATGTTGAAGGTCTTTGTCGGCTCGCTCATAAAAGAGGTTGTCATTTGTGTGTAAAGCCCCTTCTTCCGCATGATCTGGCTGCGATGCAACACGCTGTCTACCACCTGACTTTCGTCTACAATCTCCCCGAATCTTTCTCCGGCAATCGTGTAGATTTCTTCCTGCGTCGCACCCTTGTGCTTGTCCTTTGCTTCCAATACGCAGGCGTTCCAAAGGCGGCTCCATGTCACTTCATCCGCCCAGCCTGCGCCCGCCATCAGCAGCTCCTTTGTTTTGGCAGCCTTCGTCGGCGCAATCATCTGTTCATACATCGTTTTGCCTGTGTCCATCTCGTAGTTGCCCCAGCTTTTCCAAAGCGCAATCGGGGCGTATTTGTAAATGGTTTCCTTGTCTGTTTTCTTGAATACCGCAGGATTCAGCAGATATTTCATGGAGAGTGAATTGCCCGCACGCAGATACGCTGTCGGCTGCTGTACGATAACACGCAGGTTCGCCCCCACGCTTGCAACCTTCATGTTTCTGACAAGCATTTTCGCAAAATCGCTGTCGTCCGAAAGACCCGATGCCGTTACCAGACGGTTCATCAGCGTTTTGATGTATTTCGCCCCGCCCTTCCCCATCGTTCTGTCCATTTCGTTTCTTACCGTGTCCACCTTTCCCTTCTCTTTGCCTTTTTCCTGCTTTTTCTTGTAGTTCATGAATTTGTTGAAATCGCTTTCCGATGCCGCAAAGGCATTGTAATTGCTCATCTGGTCTACATGGTTCGCAAACACCTTGAAAATATCCTGAATCATAACAGGGTTGTTCGCAAAGCGGTTGATATTCTTCGTCATGCCGAGGCTTTTCAGCGAGGGCGCAATGTCCTCTGTCTTTGTCACCAGCTGGTTCACAAAGTTTTTGTCGCTCACAATCGGGAAGTAATTCTTCGTTGTGAATTTCTCATAGCCAAATAACAGCATGGTTGTTTCGTTCCCCCAAGCCGCTACATCCTCAGAGAGATATTTCTGAATTGCCTCTGCCGATTTTTTCTGCTCCTCCGTCAGCGTGCCCAGAATGGCTTGAATGTCTGCCGCCGTCGGCTCTACTACCTTTGCTTTCTCAATCTTTGCTTTCTTCCCCTTTTGGGTGTGGCTGATTGGCTCTGCCTTGAAGCCGCCGCCTCTGATGTCAAGAATTCCGTTCTCCGTCGGAATCTGCGTCCCGATGATGTGCTGTCTGCCTTGGTCTCTTTTCATCAGGCAGTAAAGACTCATTATCTGCGGAATCGTCAGCTGCACCTTCGTCCCGCCAATTTCAAATTCCTTCGCCGCTTCCTCTGTCCATTTCCGCACAGTTTTCGGGTCTACCAGCTCATTGATGAAATCCATTGCCTCTCTCCAGTGGTTTATCTTCTTATCCAGACCCTTTCGCAGCCCCTTCCAGAGTTCGCCGTAAACGTCTCCGCCAATACGCTTGAAAAAGCTGTTCGCATCCAGCATTTCCAGTCCAAGGAAATCCTGCATCCGCCGAATTATGCCCGTTTCTCTGGCATCCTTCTTCTTTTTGGATTTTTTGATAAACCCTTCCGAAACCTCAATCACGCTTTTCTCCCTCTGGCTTGTGTGCAGCTTGTTCGCATCCGTGCAGGCTTTCTTCACCGAAGCCATCAGGTTGCGGAAATATTTCATGTCTGTGCCGTTCATCGTGTCCAGATTTGCCCCTTCGGGGTATTTCTGGATGAATCTGTCCAGAATGTTAATCACCTGATCGTCCTGTTCCACATAAAGATAAAGCCCCTCCTGATCGCCATAAAGCTGCTGCAACGCACCCTTCATGGTGACAAAGCTCTGCAAGGGAATCCTGAGGTCGGGTTTCTCCGTTTCAATCAGCCCCAGTATCGTGCCAACCGTTTCCTTGAATTTCTTCGGAATGTGCTTGCTGTCTGTGGGAGATTTCATCCATTCCGCTAAAGCCTTTGCATCCTTTACCGCCAATCTCCGCAGCCTCCAGTATTCATTCCGGTCAATTCTCTTTTCGTATTTTTCCTTCACTGCCGCAATCCGCGCCTCCGCATTGGTGGCGTATTTCTCCCGCAGCAGCTTCTTTTCGTTCTTTGCCTGCTCCTTCGCCTTCCGCAGGGCCTCTTTGTTCTCCTCCCGCAGCTTCCGCAGCTTTCCTTCGTATTTGTCCGCAAAGGTTGGTTTTTCCAGAGCAACATCATTCATCATCCCCAGCAGCTCATAGGCACAAGCCTCTGCGTGCTCCTCTATTTCCTCAAAGTAAGGATTCTTTACCACAGGATCTAAACTCTGCCGCACAGCAATAATGTCCATCAGTAATTCACTTTGGCTTGTGTTCTGGTCTGCCTTGAAAAGCGCAGGGAACCGCTCCGCCCATTCGGCATATTTCGTATCAATGCTTTCCCCGTTCTTCTGGGAAAGCTTCACCCTGCCGAAGTTTTTCTGCCGCAGCTCGTTGTATCTGATGTCCTGTGCCGCCAAGTCGTTCAAGGTTTTCTTGCTTACATACAACGTGGATGTTCGCAGCTCCTTCCGCAAATCCGCATATTCGTTGTAAAGCTCCATGTCCATTTCCGCAGATTCCCGCAAGGCATCCTCCGCCAGCATGGCACAGGCGGTCACAAGGTCCTTGTAGTCGCTGTCGCTTTTCAGGTCCGCCCCATAATTGCAAAGGCTCACAAATCTGTCTAAAAACAGCTTCTCGTCATATCCGCTTTTGATACTCTTTAAGAATTTTCGTACCACCTTTTCCGCAGCCGCTCTGTCCTTCAAAGGCTCTCTGGTAATTTCAAATTCACGCACTAGCCCTTCGTAGGCCGCCTTCCAGTTTTCGTTTTCCGCAGCGTTTATCTCAACATTCTTTTTCCGCAAGGAAAATCGAATATCCCTATCCTTTGTCGGCTCCGTATTGTCCATATTTTTTATCTGCTCACTACTTCTGATAACGTAGGAAATCCCTCTTTCTATAATCTCCCCGCTCTCGTCGGCATCCGCCCCTTCGTCCAGCAGAATCCCGTCACTGTCCCGCAAAGAGAATTTTGTAACATTCCTGTTATTGTTTTCTGCCGCCTTCTGTGCTACACTGTTTTTAGAAACAGGAGCAGCGCTTTCTGTCGGAATTTCCTTTTGGGAATGAACGGCTGTCTGCTCCTGTTTTTTTTCATTGATAGAAGCAGATTTAAGGTAAAGAATATCATACAGAACCATTTCCGAATTACCCTTCGTTCCAACAACCACATCTGCCGAATATCCTCTTTCGCCAATGCGAATCAGCGCATCCGCCCTTGCAAATTCAACAATGCTGTCCTTCCTTGGATGATGCAATCCCTCACCTCTCCAGTTCTGTGCGGCATATAAAATTTCATCTGCATTATTTGCGAACCGCAGCTTGTCAGCATATTCCGCAGGAGAATTGATTTTTAACCACCTAGCATATTTGGAATTGGTCATTTCCGAAGCAGTCTGTCTCCCATTTACATGAATATATTCATTTCTAATCTGAATCCCATTCGGATATTTCTTTTTCAATGTTTCCTTTACTTTTTTTGTCCACTCCTTCCGTGGAACACCATCCAGTATATCTTCCTCTATGGCTACAAACGGCTTATTTTCTTCACTGTATTTAATTGCATATTTTCCTTTTCCTGTTTTCTCCGCTGCACCTTCTTCCATCCTTCCGGTATCCGCCAGCACCTCTGCGAACACCTTCCGCAGCTGTTTGATGTTCTCCAAGTCCTTACCCAAATCCTCGGCAAAATCTGCGTAGGTGTTGTCCTCAAATAATGCCTTGATGGTTTCCCCCATCTTTTCCAGAAACTCCCTGATTTTATCAAAAAGCGTTTTATCCTTTCTGTGCAGTTCTGTCAGAAACTCCTTCAAATCCGCTTCATTTTCAACAATCTTCTGGAATCCGTCAGCCACCATTTCCTCCATGATGTCCGCCATCCGGGTATCCTCGCCGTAAACCTCCCCGTATTCTTCTTCGTATTCTGCCATGCGCTTTTCCATGTCAACGCCGCTTTTGTTCGCCAGCTTGAATACCAGCTCCCGCATTGCATCATATCCCGCAGGGTTCGCCTTGCGGATGTAGTGTATCATTTCGTGGTTCATCGTCCCCATAAAGCTGTCCGATTTCAGCGCAAGTGTAATCACGCCGTCCTCGTAATATCCGTTGGCAGTGTGCTTCTTTCCGTCCTGCTCAAAGGAAATCTCGTCTACCAGTCGAATCTCAGCACCGCCAATGTCGGCATAGAGCTTTGCAATCGCCAGCTGTCCCTCTGTTGCCTTCACGTCCTCGCCAACAATCAGCCCACGTTTTCCTGTCAGCTTGCTTGTTCCGCGGATGGCGTTTGCAATCTCCGCCCTTCTGTCCTCTGCCCCTGCCATCCATGCCTCGTTCTTCAGCAGCTTGTCTGCCGCCGCCGTGTATGCCGTCTGCCGAATCTCATCCTCTCGGATACCCGCAATCCCCGCGCGGTAATAGGTGTTAAATGCCGCCGTATGGTCGAGATTGCCCGTCTCTGCCGCCTTCCGCAGATATACCTCCTGCCCCTTTGCGCCGTAGTATTTCCCGCTGTATTCCTGCAAATCCTTTGTATAGCTTTCCGCCTCCTGCGTTTCCGGAGAAACAGTTCTTTCCGCTGTCTGCTGTCCCATTTCTCGCACTTCCGCTGTCGGCTGTTCTTCCGCTGTGGGTGCAGTCTGCTCTATCACAGGAGCGGTCTGTTCTGTTATGGGCATAGTCTGTTCCGCCACAGGCGTTCCCTGCTCCGTTACGGGTGCGCTCTGTTCCGCAGAAGGCATATTCTGTTCCGTCATGGGCTTCTCCTGCTCCATGGCTCTTTCCTGCTCCATGGGAATCCTTTGTGTTTCCTCTCCCAGCACATTCCGTCCGGCAAGGCGGCTGCCTCCGGCAATTCCTCCGGCAATCATGCCGCCGCTCAGTGCGCCAATCCCCGCACTGTATCCAATCTGCGCCGCCGCACCCCTCAATGCCGTCGCTGTCGCCTGCCCTTCTGTCTGTCCTGCTCCCCTTGCCATTCTGTATGTTTCTGCCATTTGGCTTCTGTCCCCCATAATCAACGCATCCGCAATCTGGTTTGCCGCTTCGGATGTGCCTTCCTCCAAGCCCTCAGCACCCATGCTTTTCAGAATCTCCGCCGCCAGCTTTCCCTTATTGCCGGCAATCTTCGCCAGCTTGCCCAGTTTGAATAAGCGCTCAAAGCCTAATTTTTCTGTAATAATTTCTGCCGCTGCGCCAATCGTGCCGTATGCAACCGCTTCTTCTGATGTAGCCCCTCTTTCTGTCGCGTCCTTCGCATTGCCGCTAAATGCACTTGCGCCGTACATAGCACTGCTCCCTGCGCCTAATGCCTTTCCGCCCAGTCCCAGTGCCCCCAGTGTTGCCATCTGAGAACCCCAGTCGAAGGTACCCAGTGCCGCCTCTTTTAATATTTTTTTCGGGCCCTTGCTTTCGCCTAAAAAGCCTTCCGTCTGCCCCTGCCTGATTTGCTCTCCTAAGAAAAGAGGGTTGTTCGGGTCAATGGCTTCTCCTCTCGCATCCTGCACTAAGCTGTATGCTGTCGCCAGAGGACTTGTCAGCGCCCCCATGTAGCGTGCATATAAGCCGCCCATAGTGCTGTCCTCTGCCAGCTTCTTTGCATCCGCCGTCCGCTGTGCCGCCGCCCTTTTGTTTACGTCCATTTCAATGGCTTTCAGATAGTCCGCCGCTTCTTTGTTCTTCCCTGCCTGCTTGTAATGGGAATAAACCGCTTTTTCCCTTGCCGTCATTTTGTCATATCTGGTGGAAAAATCCGCCGCGGAAATGGTCGGGTTGATTGTCCCGCCCTCCTTCGGTGTCCCGAAAATCAATTCCTTGATGTTTTTGGCCGCCTGTGCGCCTGTCGGCACAGCCGCACTGTATTTTTCCGCCTTTTTTCTGTTCCTTGCCAGAGATTCCTCATAGGTTGTTTTCTTTCTCCCTGTAAGGGTTTCATTCTCCTTCACCTTGGAATCTGTGCTGATGATGGGGTTCACCGTTCCGCCCGCAACCTTTGTCTCCTGCCATTTTTTATACATGGCTTCCTTTGCAGGCTCGCTTCCTTTCAGCAGTTTTTCTCTGTCGCTCTGCTTTTTCCCAGCCTTTTTCCCGAAATTCTTCACTTCATCATACGATAACATTTCCGTTCCCCCTTCGCCTTATCTCAGCAGACCCTTCGTTGAATTGCTTTTCAGTCTCCCTGCGTCAATCTGCTGTTTCAGCTTGTTGTATTCCGCCTCCGAAACCTTCCCTTTCTGTATCAGTTGGCTTGCAAGCGTATTAAACATAGTCGAATTTCCATGCAGTCTGTAAAGCGCTAACAGCTGGTTATACCCATTTGCACCTGTTGTGCTGCCGCTGTCTCCATCCACTGTGGGCTTGCCGGTTGATTCTGTCTTTGTTCTTGTTTTTGTCTTAGATTTGCTCTTGCTACCGCCGCTGCTTCTTCTGCCGCCGCTGCTGCCGCCGCTTGTCCTTCCTGCCATTGCCAGCTGCTTCTGCTGCAACATGAGTGCCGCCTGCGCCTTTTCCATGTCCTGCATATATTTCAGATAGCTGATGTCAAAGCCCAGCTCCTTCAGCTTGCTGTAGTCCCCCGTCGAAAGCGCATTTTCAATCGCCTGCTGTTGCTGCTGGAATTTCCATTGCTCCTCCGTCAGCCCGTAATTTCTGTCGCTCTCAAAAAGGCTGCGGTCAAATTCGTTTTCATGATTATTCTGATCCATTGCCGCCTGCATGGATCCAAAAGCAAAGCTTCTGTCTGTGTTGTATTGCCCCAGTGCATCCATGTATTGTCCGTAAAGCCTGTTTTCCTCCGTCTGGTACGCCCCCAGCTGGTTGTATTTGTCCGCCAGCTCGTCGGTGTATCTGCCGTAAGCCATCTGTTCCAGCTGTGGCACTCTGTCATTCAGCGCAGCAAGGTAATTGTCATAGCCCTGCTGTGCCGCAATCGCGCCGTATGTACTGCCGTATCCGCCCGTCAGTGCCGCTGTCTGTGCCGCCGTGTCCTTCATGGCACGCTGCCCCTCTCGGATGTATTGGTCTCTGTATTGCTGATACATCTTGTCCTCGTTCATGTCATAGCTAAAGCCCTTCCGGTTGCTGATGTCTGAAAGAAGCCCCTGTATCTCCGCTTCATATCTCGGTGTCCATGTGGGCGCAGGGTTTTTGTAGGCTTCGTTGAATTTGTTGAAAAGCGCATCCACATTGCTGTTCTCCGCCGCTTTATTCGGCTTAACGTATGTCGGGCTGTATTGCCCCTTCATGCCGTCCCCGCCGCCGCTGTAACTCCCGTAAGCCTTTCTGATGTTTTCCGCCCTGTTGTGCGCCGCCGTTTTCTCCTCCTGCGTTGTTGCATTCGCCCAGTTTTGCCGCTCCTTCAAAATCGTTTCTAGCGCGCCGGGGTTGTTCCGCCCCAGTGCCATGTCCGCCTCCCCAATTTTCGTGTGTCCGTATTGCTTCATCAGCTCATCAAATGTTTTCGCCATTCCCTTTTCCTCCTTTTTTGTAGGTAACTTCCCAATCGCTACTACTCATTGTATCCGTTTCTGCCGTTTTCTTCCCCCACCCGCTTTTCAAATAAAATAAAAAACGCCTGCAATTACGCAAGCGTTTACATTTTAAAATACAATAGAAATAATTGTTGTAATCAAAGAAACAATCGCAATTCCTGTATTTATTATAGATAGATGTCTCTCTGTTTTATTTTTTTGTTGCAACACTCTAATCAGATTGTCCTTTTTATTCAACTCACTCACAATCTGTGCCACATCTTCTTCTCTCTCTTCTTTTTCATTTTCACTACAGCTATTCAGAATTTTCTTTAAAATAACATAATCGGTTCCAGACAAATCACCCCAAATATCCGCATCTTTCTTTTCATAATAAATCTTTAAAAACTCCAATATGTTCTTCTTTAGCCTTTTATCTTCTTTACTCTTTGCCGCCTTCTTCCCATTAAAATTACAAATATAATAGTTTAATATATCTGAAATATTTTTGAATTCCTCACACAACACCTTGTCCTTTGCAATAGATTCATTTAATATTACTTCTATTTGTAATTTATATTCTTTATAATTCTCCTCGGTAATTTCTTCAGATACACCAAAAATATTCTTTAATGAAATTTCGATTCCTTTAAGTATTATTTTCCTCGCCACTATATTGATTATACTAACAAGAAAGAGTTCAATCGCTACAACAAAAAGAATAACTACTAAAATCATTATAATTATAATTACGTTTTCTGGAATTTTCAAAGTATCATACCTCCTGCTTAACTCAAAATTCTCCTTCATTCTACAAAAAAGCACTTGCAATCGCAAGTGCTTTTTAAATCATAGTGGTTCCTCTTCCAGCTCCGCCACACGCCGCTCCAGCTCCTCCACTCTCGCCAGCAGCCCTTGTATCATGTGCGTGTTTAATGCAATAAATTCCTGATAGCGTAAGGCATAGCCGTAATCGCAAATCGGCGTGCTTTCGTCTGCCTCTCCGTTCGGAAGCTCCCCCTCGTAAATCGGGCTTTTGATAAAGCCTGCAAAGTCTGTGCTCTCAAGCCCTGCCGCTTCCAAAGCCTCCTCCACGTCCTGCGCAATAAAGCCAATGTGGAATCTCCCGCTCCGCCCGTTGTTCATTCGGTATCCGGTCGGTTTCAGCCGTCGGAAGAAATCCTCGTAGCTTTCCATATCGTAGCCAATGCTGTTTTTCTGCCGCTTGTCAGATGTGTTAATCTCCCCCGTGTCCGCAAAAACCGTATCCCAGTGATACCTGCTTGTCCCAAGGCTGGCCCCGCCGCTCGTCATGCAGTAAAGGTTCGTTGCCGCGCGGAAATCGTAGTCCCCCGCAAGTGTCACGCCATTGCTTGTGCAGTATACCGCATATTCCTCTCCGTAGGTCATGCGCACCCCTCTGCCGGTTGCGATAAAATAGTTGTCCGCATCACTGCCGTACATCTTCGCACCCGTCGTTGTGCTTTTCCCGTCGTTGCCGCTGGCACATTCAAAGCCGCCGTAGCTGCTCCCCAGCGTCACGCTGTCTGCGTCAATCGTCCCTGTCGTGATGTTGCCGCCGTTGATTTCCGTTCGGCCCTTTCTCTCCAAGTCCGTAAAGGTTACAAAGCCGGTAATGTCAACCTCCGCCGCCACCAGCTTTGCCATGCGGCTTGTCAGCTGAAAGTTGGAAGCACTCGTGCCGCTGCCTACAATCCATTCGATTTTGTCTGCCGTCTGCTCCACAGCGGAAATATCGCCCTCTGCGTTGCTGATTCTTGTCGCCAGTCTGTCCGCCGTCTGCTGCACCAAGGATATGTTCCCCCTGTTGTCCTGCACCGTTGCAGAAATTTCGCCTATGGTCTGCCACAGTATAGAGAAATTTCCCTCGCTGTCCTTGATTACGTTTTGAATGTCCTTCCCGTATTGGAAGAAAAGTGCCTTCGCATCCTTGGAAAAATTCTCCTCAATGTCAATATTTTGGAACATATACCGCAGCTTTTCATCCAGAAGGGCTAAGTAGTTTAAAATCTGCCGCCGCTCCTTCTCGCTGTCCAGCTTCTCCTCCGTGATGTGCGGCATCCTTCCAAAGCTCCCCATCCGTATCCCTCCTATCTTCTCTCTGCGCTCCCCGTTGCAAGTGAAATGGTTAGGCTGTGTATGGCACATGAGCCGTATCCGCTGAACCGCAGGCGGAAATGGTCACATCGTCTTGGCACCAGTGGCACATTCCAAAGCCGCTTCCTTCCGCCTCCAAGGCTTTTCAATCTCTGCCATGCACCCCTGCTGTCATAATCAATCCAAACCTCTAAAGCCGCTCCGCTTTCCACCTCGCATCTGAGTGAAACCCTGCTGATAAATTTGCTGTCCGCCGTCTGGTAGGTGAAGTCCGTTGTCTCTGCATACCAGTCAATCACGTCCGCATCCTTCCCGCTGATGGTCTTGATGACGTTCCCGTCCAAGTAATACAGGGTGCTCCCGTCCTTCGTGAAAAATCTCGCCTCGGTGCTGTCCTCTCTGTGCCAGAGCCCCTTCGCCGTGTCGTATACGAAAAGGTGAGAAATCCTGTCCTTCTTCATGGAAATGTAATATTTGTTTTCCGCCGTTCCTGCCCATGCCGCCTCGTAGCCGCTCCCAAGTGCCGCCCCAACCTCGTAGGGCATACTTCCCTGAAAGCTCATAATGCCACTGTTCGCCTTGTAGAAAAGCACCTCATTCACAATCTGTAGGCTGCGGCTGCTGCCTCTCTCTACACCTCGCAGCTGCCCCTCCACGATTTGAAAATTGCTCGGCTTGCTCCCGTATACCTTGTGTACGCTGTTCTCCTTGAAAAAAAGCACATAGCCTAGGTATGTAATTGCTCCCGTGAAATCTCCGTCATTCGCAATCGTCGCTGCGTAGCTGTCCGCCGCCGTCCCCTCAAAGCAGTAAAAATTTTTAAAATCCCCGATTTTCGAGGCGTAAATCTCATGCTTCTTTGAGGAACAGCCCCAAAGCCTGTTCTCCGCCACTGTCAGAAAATCCATATCCGGCAGCTTTCGCTCTATCGTCAGTGCCGCCTCTTGGCTGCCGTCCTTCTCGATTGCCGCAATGATTTTTATCCAGCCGTCCCCAATGTCCTGTATCACATGGGTGCCGTTCAGCGCGTCCTCCCTGCATCCGCTGATTTCCACGCCGTCACCCTTCTGAAAGCCCTCGTTGATTCCTGCACTGCTAATCTGTATGTATACCTGTCCTTCGCCGTCCTGCTCCGTCTCCGTCAGATAGGTTTGCTTCCAGCTTGCCGCCTGCACGGTCACTCGGTTCTCTATCTCTCCAAAGCTGCCGTCCGCCGTGTTGTAATATTTCTTGTCGGGGAAAATCAGCACATAAGCCCCCATCGAAATAAGCTGCTTTTCGCTGTCCGCAACCTCTCCAATCTTCTCCCCGCCGTAAAATACCGCCGCCCCGTCCACCCAGAACAGCTTTTCTCTTGCCATTAGTCCGTTTGCCTTTCCAAGCGTGCACACCGTTCCTCTTGCCCTTCTGGGGGATAATAGGGGGAATCTCTCCCCCGTCATGTTCTCCATAGCGGCAAATTCGCCCTTGCCTGCCTGCTCTGTGCAGTTGTAGCCCTTGAAGGAAATCAGAATATCCTCCGTTGGTCTTGTTCCGCTCAGTCTTGGTAATTTCATCACCGCCACCTCCGCCCATGTGGAATCATGCCATTCAAATTCACCTGCTTCGGCTTGTGCCGCTCTCTGTAGTGTGCTGCATAGTCCTCCCATGCCTGATTGAAAAGCACCATCGTGTCGTTGTATCTGCCGCTGTCTCCGTTGTAGAAGTCAATCATCGCCGCCAGATAAAACACATATATGTCTGTATAGGGAACGGGAACCGTAAGCTCCCGCTCCTCCTCTCCTTCCCGGAAGGGAAGAAATTCTTTGTCAAATCCCTCCGCCTGCTCCAGAATGTCCGTGTAAATCCGTCCCTCGATGGTGTTCAGCATGGCAATCTTTTCTCCGTCTGTGTAGGCGTTCGGGCGGATCGTGTCCACCCGCGCCAGCAGCTCTCGTATCGTCATGCGCCTGTCTCCTTTCATCCCATCATGCCGATCAGCTCTTGATACTGTTCTTCCGTAATGCGGTTTGCC